TCGTAGCCGAGGGCGACGAGGTGGGCATCGCGGGCCAGCGTGTTCTCCTCGATGCTGGTGCCCGCGCCGCCCCGTGCCCCGATGCTGCCCGCGCCGTTGAAGTCCAGGATTACCTGGGCGCCAACGGACAGAGCGGCCATCTCGGCCAGCTCCTCCGGCGTTCGCGCCGAGACGCGGAGCGCCGGGGCCGGCGCCGCCTCGGCCTTGGGGGTTGCCATGGGTGCCCCCTTATGCGTCGGCGACGGCGGTGGTGAAGACAGAGACCACACCGGCATCGACCGGCTTGGTGGTGTCCACGGTCGGGTCCACACCGAAGCGCAGCTTGCCGATGCCGCGCATTTCCTGGATGCCGACGCCGTGCATGTAGCCATAATCGCGCGTGTTGGTGGTGCTCTTGGTCCGCTGCGCCCAGGCGACGCCGAGTGCCTGCGCGCCGCAGAGCGCCGACATGGCGACGTCGGTGGTGCCGCCCGCGCCTGCGCCGACGATGACCGGCATCTCGGGGATTTCCTTGATGATGACCCCGTTCCAGATGATGTCGCCCGCGGTGAACAGCGGGTTATCCCGGCCGCGCTCCCAGGCATATTTGAGCCCGTCGATGATGACGGGGTCTTGCATCAGGTCGCGGAACGGCAGGCTCGGCATGAACATCACGAACCATTCCTCGTCGTCGTTGACGCTGATCGGCCGGATGCGCGGGCTGGCGGTGCGGGCGATTCGCTTGGCGAGGGTGACGATGGCGGCCGACATCTTGTCGGTGGGCGAGTCCAGCGCGGTGAGCGCGGTCGCCATGACGTTGGAGACGGCGTTGGACTTGGACACCCCGAACAGCACGCGGTCGGCGTTGTTCGTGAGCCAATAGTTGCGCTGCGCGGCCGAGGCGGTGCTGTAAGGGATTTGGACGCTGCCGTCCGCCGTCACCGACTCCAGGCTGATGATGATGTCGGCGCGGATTTTCTCCATGCTCCAGTTCATCAGCGCGTCGCGCGCGGCGTCGCGGAGCGCGATGACCGACTTCTGCTCATCCCAGTCGGAGACGGCGACGGCGTGGCGGATGGCGGCGACGGTCAGGTTAAGGCTGCGGGCGTTGAGGATTTCTTCGTTGCCCTCCAGCACCGCGTTGCCGGTGACGCCGGCCCCGACGAGGCGGCGGACGGTGGGGAACACGACGGTGTCGCCGGCCTTGCGGGTGAGGTCCTCGCGCACCTGGATCATCGAGGACATCGACGTGCCCATGTAGCGGGCGAACTGGTTCTTGCGGACGTATTCGGTGAAGTAATCCGAATCCCAGATGATCGGAGTCAGTCCCGCTCTCGCGGGCGTCAGGTTCATGTCTGCCAATTGAGTGGTCCTCGGGCGAGGGGCGCGGGAAGCCACGCCTATGCGGCGCGGCGTGCGGATGCCCCCGGCGGCGGGGCGCTACAGCCCGAATACGCGCCCGATAAGCCCCGGCAGCGGGCCACCCGTTTATCGCCTGGTGATGGCGCGGCCCCGGCGGCAGGCCCGATTACAGCCCGAAAGAACGCCCGATTATCCCCGGCGGCGGGTTCCAGTGGCGGCGTTTAACGCCCGATAGTCGCGTGTCCCCGGCGGCGGGACGCGTCCCCTGGATAAGACGCAGCGTCTTATTCACACCCATTAGGGCCGGATTGCAACCTAATTGTGCATTATAGTGCAGGAGTCACCGCCGCTTGGCATCCCTGCGGAAGATGTCATCGAGCGGCGGCGGCCCCGAAAACCCGTTGGTGCTCCTCGGCGCGGCTGACCGCGTGGTGGCGAGCGACGGCGGCAGCCCGGCGGCTGGGGAGATGGGGGCGTGGCCGGCGCCGGCCATCTCGGCCTCCCATTTCGCGCGCTCCTCGGCGATGAGCCGCGCCTTGTAGGCCGCCGGGTCGTCGCCGAGTTCCTTCTGCACCCGGATGCGCTCGACCTCCTTGAACAACCAGCCGTAGGGGTGGCGCTGGGCGTGCAGCTTGGCGAACAGTTGCGGGTCCGTCTGGGCGGCGGCCTGGAACTCGGTCACCGCGGCCTCGAACGCCTCCGGGGTGTGCTTCTCGCGCTCGACCAGCTCGGACATGTTGAGCCGCTCGTTGAGTTGCACCTGCACCAGGCGGTTGTGGTAGGCGACGGGATCGCGCACGGGGTCGAGCGGTTCGAACTGCTGCGGCGGGGGGGCTTGCTGCGGCTGTGCCTGCGCGGGGGGCTGCTTGCGGATGGCCTCGATCTGCTCCCGGAGCAGCCGCGCCTCGGTTTCGGCGGCGACGACCTTGCTCTTCCAGTCGGTGCGGGCCTTCTGCCAGGCGGCGGGGGATATGGCGCTGCCGTCCAGGGGGATGTCGGCGTCCGGGTCCGGCTCAGGCGCGGCCTTGGCGGCCTCCTGGGGGCGTTCCGGGGCTTTGGCGGTAGTCGCGGGCGGCTTTGCCTCCGGGGCGCCTGTAGGGGCCTCTGGCGCCGCCGTAGGGGCTGGCGCGTCCGTGGGTGCCGGTGGCTGCGTGCCCGAGGTCAGGAATGCGTCGAGTTGGTCGCTCATGGGGTGTTCCCTGTTATTTCTGCCGGATCACGAATGTTTCAGGAGTGAGGCCAATATACGATTTCCCGCCGAACTCCTCGTCTGCGACCCTGACATGCCCGAAGCCCTTCTCGACCAACTCCTTCCTGAATGCTTCAGGGCCGCCCGCCTTCCGCACTGCGGCCTCCAGGGTGTCCAGGGACTTGAAGGCGCGTCCGGTTCCAGAGATTTCAACAGGGAGGGCCACGCCGACGATGTTCTCGGCCAGTAACTTCTCGCTCGCCCAAGGGCCGATCTTTGCGAGATTCATGGCCCAGTCCGCATGCGGCGACCCTGAGATGTTGGGTTGCGTCGTCGTGCCCAGCCGCGACCAGTCGTAGCTGGTGAACGGCTCGGGAGCGGTGTGATACGCCTTGATTGCTGCCATCATCCCTCCCGCCATCCCCGGCGCCGCCAATCCTCCGTCCGACACTGCCCCGGCGGTGCGCCAGGCGGATTCGGCAATCCCCGCAAGCTGGCCGCGCGTGACCGGCAGGCCCCGGCCCACGACGGGGTCGAACGGCTGCCCGTTGGCATCGACGGCCTGCGCCTGCGGGGCTGTGCTGCTGGTGCCGATGGCGGCCCCGCCATACGGGTCAGGCCCCAGCAGCGGGTTCAGCGCCGCCGGGCTCCGCAGCCGCTCCAGCACCGCCGCGTCCTCGGGCGGCAGCCAGGACGGCGCCTCGGGGGGCATCAGCGGGTTGCGGGCGGTGTAGCCGCTCACGGCGCCCTCCCAAGGAGGCCGCGCAGCGACTTTGCGAACTCCGACTGTTCCGGCGTAGCGGAACCCGCAGACGGGTCGCCTGAAAGAATGCGCGCCGCGATGGTTTCCCGGATGTCCTGCTCCGAACCGTAGCCACTGAATTGCCGCCTCTGCTCGTCAGTAACGGCAAACTCAGGACGCGGCACCTTCCCTGCTCGCATCATCACGCGCGCTGTCTCGTTCATTACAACGGCTGCGCGTTCTTGCGGGTTCATTTGCTTGAACGGATTGATGATGACCGATTCATCCTCTGTCGCCATTCCCGCGACGTGTGGGTTCTTGCGGAAATAGTCCATCTCGCCGGGGTAGGGGTGGCGCTCTGGGACGCTGGGTGCCGCCAGCGGGTTGATCGCCGCAGGGGCGGGTTGAGTGGCAACCGGTCCCGGCCCCAGCAGCGGATTCCGCGCCATGTAACCGCTCACGGCGCCGGCCCCTGCGGCTGCTGCGCCTGCTGCATCATCGCCTGCACGTTGGCCACGCGCTCAACCGCCGAGTGCCGCAGATCGTTCGCCCGCGCCTCGTCCACCGTGGCCTTGGCGTGCCGGCCGCGTATGTCGGCCACGTCCAGCGCCGCCTGCACCTCGGGCGGCACCACGGTGCCCTGCGCGGAAGGCGCGTCAGGCGGCGCCATCATGGTGTTGTAGCCCTCGTGCATCTGCTGGATGTGGTGGACGGACGCATGCCGCCGCTCGGCCGCCAGCGCGAAGTCCGCCTCGGCCTTGCTCTTCTTCACGTCGAGGTCGGCCTGCTGCTGCGCCATGATGATCGGCTTGATTTCCTGCTCCTTCTGCGCCTGCTCCGCCGCGTGCGCCTTCATGCGCTCCAGCAGCTTGTCCTTGTCGTGGAGGCTGGACGCCGCAATGAGCACGTCGGCGGGGATGAGGCCGGGCTGCGTGGACGCCAACTGCAACAGCACCTGGAACTGCTCGTTCTGGAGCGACGGCACATCCAGCCCGGCGCCGATGGTCACGTCGATGTCCATATCGGTGATGTCGTTCTCAACCCGAACCACCATTTGCAGGCGCGGATCGCCCGGCATGATTTGCAACTGCTGCATGGCCATGGCGCGCTGCTGGTCGGGCATCTGCGCCAGCTCGTCCTGGAGCGTGACCGGCTGGTTGATGCCGACGTATTTCGTGGTGCCCAGATCGTCAGTGACCCTGACCCATTTGCCGCCGGTCCAATACTGCCGCGCGGCCATCCAGACGATCTCGTAGACCTCCTGCATCCACTCGCGCAGCCCGTCGGCGATCGGCTCGTTCTGCGCCGCCCCGCCCGCCTGCTGCGCCAGGATCGCCCGGCCGGAGAGTTCCCGGTTGTCGGTGCCGCTCATGCTCGCGTTCGGCCCGGTGGCCTGCATTTCGGACGTAGCGTGCTGCAACAGGTGCATCTGGCCGGTAGCCATCTCGCCGCCGTGGTGTATCTCGAAGCGCATCCCCGGCATGACCTCGATCGCGCCGTCGGGCTTGGCCACCTCGCGCCTGGCCTTGTCGATGTCCTGCACCGCGCCTTTCTCGGTGATCACCTGGGCGACGCTCAGCAGGTGCAGGGCTTTCGACCGCCGCTTGTTTATCTCGTCCTGCAACGAGATCATGTCGCGGACCATGCCGTAACGATTATTCTCCCGATCGACATGCGCCGAGTGCATCACCAGCCCGCAGGCGCTCTTGCCCTTGTGGTTGAGGAACGGGCTGCGGATCGGCGAGGCCAGGAACCCCGAGCGCGTGTATGTGGCGCTCCACCAGGTGCCGCCCTCGTCCCAGTGGCATTGCACGACGCGAACGCGCGAGCGGGTGCTGTCGCACCACGTAACCTGATCCGGCCGGTCGTCGTAGCTGCCGTCGCGGGTAGCGAATGAGTCGGTGATCACGTCCGCCGCGTCGGGCCACATGTCGTCGGCCTGGTCGCGGTCGAGCCAGATCACCAGGCCCTTGTAGCGGGCGTCGCCGAAGTCGGGCAGGCGGGAATGCGGATCCCACCACAGCCGATCCCAGGGGACGGCGGTGATGGTGACCTCGGCGCCGCCGTTGCCGTCGTCCTCCAGGCCGACCTCGGCGCCGCCGGCCCCCTCGACCAGCATGTTCTCATAGACGGCCGAGCGCACCGCGTTGAGCTTGTTCTGATCGGCGATATACCGCAGCACCTGGGTCGCCGCGTAGGCCTTGTCCTCGTCGGCGGGGTTGCGGGCGTAGGCTTTCGGGTCGGTGCGCGACTTGCGCTCAATGCCGCACATCAGCTCGACCTTGCGGGAGCAGTAGTTGATGGTGATGGGCGGCTGGTGGCGTTCCTGTAGGGCCTTGATTTCGGCCTGCGTCCACTGGATGCCGCTGACGTAGTCGCGGTCGCGGTTGGAGCGGTCGCGCGCGTCGGTGCCGGTGTTCTCGCTCTCCTCGAACCAGCGGACGAGGCGGGCGTGGGCCTCGTCGAGGTCGCGGGTGTAGCCCTCGGATGCGGAGCCGCCCTTGGGTGCGGTGGCCTCGGCGACCTTGGGGTCCGTGGGCGGGTCGGCGTAGAGGGCGGTGGGGGTCATGGGGCGTCATCCTCGGTTACCGGCACCACCGGGCGGCTGAAGCGGCGTGCGGCGTCCATGGCGTCGTCCAGCAGGGAGCGAAGCCATTCGCGCTCGACGGTCATGCCGTGGCGGGCTGCGGCCTCCATGCCGGCGTCGGTCCATCGGTCCACGTCGGCGCCGACCGCGCGCATGAACTCCGCGCCGCTCATGCCGTCGTAGGTTACGTTCTTGGTCATGCGGATGGCTCCCCTGCTGCTGCGGCAGCGAAGCGCGCACGGCGCTCTTCCTGGAACGCCCCGCGCCTCTCCGGATTGGCCCTCATAAGCGCCAGATGCTGGTCGTCCGCCGCATAAATCGCGTCTTCGACCAACTTGTCGGCGAACAGATGACCGAACCGCCATTCCAGAGACGCCGATATCTGCAACTCCAGCTGATACCACTCGGCTTTCGAAAGCCGCAGTTCCGGGCGGGCACGGGAGGCATGTTCGACTATGCCCGCGGCCATCTCGGCGCACAGTCCGGTCAAACCACGCCCCCTGCTGCCGCTCGGCATGCCATCGCCCGCCCTCATGCGACCCTCCACCCTTCCGCCGGTTCCTCGTTGGCGCGCTCGAACGCCCGGTCCCAGCTATCGCGCACCACGGGCTTGGCGGCGTCCTTGATCCAGGGCCGCGACATCATGCCGTAGCGTGCGGTGTCGACGGCGTGGTCCTCGGCGTCGCTGTCGATATCTTCCGGCCGCGCATCGTCGTGCTGCATCGCCGGCAGGGTGCGGATGAGATCCCGCGCGGTGGCGAAGAACAGCACCATGGGCTTGCCGTCGTCATCGCCGACCAGGCGGGAGCGGAGCTGATCCCAGCCGCCCATGGCGCCGCGGGATGGCACGCGCTTGTTGTCGGCGGGGCGGAACATGACGCCCTGGCTCATCATGCGGTGGGCGATCGAGGGGCCGCCGTCCTCGGCGAAAATGGCGGGGTCGGCCACGCCCAGCATGGGCTGCGGGTCGTCAGCCTCGCGGGCGGCGATGCCCTGCGCCACCGCCTCGGCCGTGAGCTTCAGCCCCACGTTCGGCTCGCCTGGGCGCATGCCATACCACTCGCGGTAGAGCACGAGGCAGCCGCGGGCGATGCTGGGATCGGTGCCGTCGCTGACCGCCCACCAATGGCAGCAGAAGGGGCGGGCGCTGCCCCAGTCGAAGCTGCGGAACCGTGCCCAGTGCTCGGGGATGGGGCGGGGCGCGATGACGTGGCGATCGAGCGAGAACTCCGGGAAGAACGCGCCGGACACCACCGTCCAGTCGCCCTCGAGCCAGGCGCGCACGAGTTCGGGGCTGCCGCTGGCCTTGAGGCGCTGCACGTAGTCGGGGCCGAGGTAGCGGTTGTCGCTGACGCGGCTGGGGATATAGATCCGGTCGAGGCCGGTGCGCGGGTCGATGATCTCGCGCCAGCCGAGCGGGGCGGGGTCGATGTAGCGGGCCTTGACCCACTGGTGGCCTGGCCCGCCGGGGTTGCCAGTGAGCCGCAGTCCGACTGGCACGCCAACACCCGAGCGCAGGGTGGCCATCAGTTTCAGCACCGGCTGGGCCGATGGGAAGTTGCCGATTTCTTCGATATATATTCTGGTATAGTTATGACCTTGGTATTGGTCCGCATCGGGATCGCGTTCGAGGTATGCGAACGTCAGCCGCGCGCCGTTGGACATCGTGATCCGCAACGGGTTGTAGGTGCTGGAGGCGCCGACCTTGTTGAACACGCCGCGCGCTTGCTCGAACAGGTCGAGCAGCTCGATGCGCGTGCGCCGGATCATCAGCCCGACCGCAGCCTGGCCGTATTGGTCCGAGTGCAGCGCCCAGTCGCCGATGACGCCCCAGCTCTTCCCGCCGCCGCGCGCCCCGCCGAAGAACACCTCGAAGTTCGGGCATCGGACGAAGGCCGCCTGCGGGCCGGGCTGCGGCCGCCAGACGGTTTCGGTGATGCGCTCCTCGGCTTCCATGTCAGCCTTCTACCGGCTCGGCAGCGATCATGGGCGCGTATCGGAGGCGCCATTCCTCCTTGCTGCCCACGGCGGGCGGCATTTCGATGACGTATCGCACGCTCAGTGGGTTGTCGGGGTCGCCTGCGAGCGGCTGCACCGGCTTGCCGAACCCGCGTTCCAGCAGCGCCACAGCGGCTGCGAGGCGGATGCGGCTGTCGGGATCATCGAGCAACTCGACCACGACGGCGACGCATTTTGGTCCGTGTTCGCTAGCAAGTGCAGCAATATCAACGAGTTTCTTCGGCCGGCCTTTCGGGTTACCGGACTGCCCTGGCTTCCATGGCCTCAGTCCGGGCGGAATCGGCTGTGCTGGGCCTGTGCTAGCACTTTCGCTCACGACGGCCTCCCGGCCCTGGGTTTGCGCTGGACGGTGTCGGCGGGCCAAGGGGTGGTCATGGCTGCACCTTGGGGTCGGCGCGCTCTCGCTCGATGCCTTCGCGGATTCTGCGGGTCCTGTCGCTGGGGCAAAGGGCTTCGCAGAAGCGCGCCATCTCGGCCTCGTCGTTGAAGTCGTGGATTATGGTTGGGCGGCGGTTGATGAGTTCCAGCATGAGGTCGGCGCGGATGCGTTTTGCGGCTTTGCTGCCGTCTTTGTCGATGATGCGGCAGATGTGAAGGTCGTTATCGGCTTGGACGCTGGCGGTGATGAAATACCATTGCCGGGTGTCGCTACCGTGCGGGATGTCCCAGACGACGGGTCCGATGACGGCGACGGGCGGGGTTGCGGCGCCGGTCAGGACGTGATCGGCGAGGCTGATGGCGGCGAAGTCTCGCTTGGTGGGATGGGTCATTCTGCCGCCCTCAGTGCTTTCACATTCGGCGCCTGCAATGACCAGGCACGTCCACAGTTGGTGCATGCGCGGTTCTCGCCGACTACCGGCACGCCGCAGCCTTGGCAGTCGCGGCTGATCACGCTGTCGCCTCGCAGCATGCTTGCGACCATTTCGACCATCACGTTGGCATAGCGGGCCATGTCCCTAGATACCGCGAGCGCATTCCGGTTTGGGTTCTGGTGTTCTCTCAAGTGGCACATGGCGCACAGGACCATCAGGTCGCCCTCTGCCTCGGCGCCCAGCCGGTCGTATGTCAGGTGATGAACTTCGAGGCTGTAGCTGGCCTCGCAGCGTTGGCACTTGCGGCCGGCCCGAAGCAGCGCGCGGCGCCGAGTGGTGAGCCAGTGCCGGCTTCGCAGGTATTGCTCGTAGGGCAGGCGGCGAAGCTCGGTGATGTCGTCATTAGCGAGTTCGTATGCTTTAGACGCCGGGAGGTAGGCTCGGTCGTCGTCATCTCCGACTTCCGGGTTGATCCGGACGGTGGAGTTGCCCCACTCGTCGATCGAGTTCGCGTAAAGTTCGTCGGGTTCCTCCTGCCAGGGGGCGGGCCTCATGCCGCCACCGCCTGCCGCATGGCGGCTCGCTGGGCCAAGGCGGCACGGGCTGCCAGGACGGCATCGAGCACGGCCGGGTTGATCTGGGTCACGGTATCGGGCGGCTTGTTGGCGGCGATCTGCTCGGCGACCGAGTGGGCTGGGAAGCGTCCTGGCGGCAGGGCCTTGTGGTCGAGGCGTCGGACGAGCTTTCCGAGCATGGTCTGGGCGGCCATGCGCTGGGCTGCTGGGACGGGTTCCGCTTCCGGTTCGTGCGCCGCGCTGTAAGCCGTGGGGACTCCCCCACCCCCATCGCTTAATTCTGCGCTTGCCTCGCGCGCGGGCACGCGCGTCTTAGGTTCATCTAAGGTTCTTAAGGGTTCGGTGGCACCATTTGCCGGGGTTTTGGTCGTAATGTGCCGGGGTGCCGGACGTAATGTGCCAGGGTTACCCTGAGACGGTTTGCCGGGGTGGCACCCTTCACCCTGAGACGGTTTGCCAGGGCTGTGGATATCTTTGCCGTTGGGGCGGCTGACCCCGTCACCGTTTGCCGGGGTGTCCTCCCTAAGGATATGATATCGCGAGACTTTGCCGGGAGCGTCCTCGACCCGGATAAGCCCGCGCCCGGCGAGCGTGCCGATGGCGGCGCGCACCGTCCGCAATGCCAGCCCCGTCAGGCGCACGACCGTCTCGCGGCCCGGCCAGCATACCCTGGCGCCGTTCGCCATGTCGGCCAGCACGATCAGCACCAGCCTCTCTGCGGGTGACAACGCCAGGGCCTCGCCCCGCTCCAGCGCCCATGCGAATGCCGGAATGCTCATGCTGCTGCCCTCCTGGCATGCTGGGGGAATATCTGCGCGCGGTGTTCGGCCGCGGCGTCCTCGTCGATAGGATTGCGGCCCCACCGCGCGGCCATGCGCTCGGCCAGGCGGTCCATGGTGATCTCGACGCACACCAGCGCGCAGTCGGCGCATACGGGGCCGGCAGGGGCCACGATCACGGGGGCGCGATCGGTGCCGCACATAAAGCAGGGGGGGGGCATAGGCATACCTCTTGCGTTGGCCGCAAAGGCATGCTGAAAATGGGCCAGCAACGGCTTTCCATTTTCTGCGCGCCTCGGCGGCAGTGATTCAGTCTCAGGCGCCCGGTCGTTTCCAGCGGCCGGGCGTTTGTCATTTTGGCCGAGAATCAGCGTCACAGCAACGCTCATTGCATTGTCTCCGTTCGGGGCAGCTCGCCCGTGCGCGCCACTTCCAGCAGCCCGGTGGTCAGCAGCCGAGCGACAGCCCGGCGCTCGTCCGCGTCCTCGCAGTCGGCCAGCAGCACGGCGAGGATGAAAGAGACCTCGCCGACCGCCTGGTGCCAGGTGCAGTCCGTGTCATTGAGCGCGTCGATGACCGCATCGGCGATCGCGTGCCGCAGCACCGCGCTCTGGTCGGCTGGCTCGGCGTGCTGCGGCGCGCTCATGCCCGTTCCCCCCTGCGGTTGCGGGCCACGCCCCAGCCGTCGAGGCACCTGGCCGCGGTTGCCCAATCCACGCCCACGGTTGCGGCCACGCGCCGGCAGGACCAGCCCCGGCGGGCCAGCGTCAGAATCCAGCCCTGGGTCTCGTCGTCGATCGGCGAAAAATAATCGCGGCCGCGCGCATTTTCCCTGTTGACGGCGCCCGCGATTGTCCTCAGATTGCGGACATCAGGCGAGGGGATGGCCCCAGCCGAAATCGAGGGATTACCCAGATGAACACCACCCCGACGTTCCGCATTTGCCGCAAGGAAGTTTACGCGGTTGCCACCTTCGGCAGCCCGCTTCCGACCCACTTCGAGCGGTTCGTTGCCGACGCCAACGGCGACTACATCGAGAAGGACTACGGGACGGCGCAGAGCTACCGGCACGTTTCCGATTGCAACCCCTGCGCAGTTGCAAAGCTGCGCGCCACCGCCGGGGAGGGCTGAGACATGGCCGCCGCACACCCCGTCCTCAACAGCCGCATTCCCCAGCTTGGGCGCGCACTCACCAGCACCGAAATCCGCGCCCTGCGTGCTGCCGGCGTCACTGGCATTCCGAGCAACGGCTACGTGTTGCAGGCGCAGGGGGTGGACTACCGGGGCGCCGTTTACCGGCCGGCTGACGGCGGCATGAGCGCCACCGCCATCGTGGTCGCGACGAAGGCGGGGGTCTGAGACATGAGCGACCGCCCCATCACCCTCGATTTCCTGGCCGAGCAGCAGGCCCGCATCCTCGACCAGCTTCGCACAATGCAAGACGACGCCACGGTGGCGACTGCCATCCTCATGCGCCTCGACGGCACCGTGTCCGGGCTGGTGCAGGAGGTCCGGGCCATGCACAGCCAGCACGCCCGCCTCAGCAACCGGGTGCGTGCGCTGGAGGACAAGGCGCAGTGACTCCCGAGACCCTGCGCCACTGCCTGGAGGCGCTGGCATGGTCCCAGCGCGGCCTTGCGGACCAGCTGGGCCTGGACTCGCGACAGGTGCGGCGCTGGGCTGCCGGGGCTGCGATCCCGCCCCCTGTGGCCGCATGGCTGGCGCTTCTGGCCGCGTTCCACGAGCGCCACCCGCCGCCGCGCAGGCCGTAGCTCCTGCCCCCGCCGGCCCCGTGGGCGGAACCACGGCCGGGCCGGCGGGCCAGCGGCACGGCCCCCTTGCTAGATGGCGAGCCGCTGGGGTGCGGTGCGGGGTCATCCGGCGGCCCTCCCCGCGAGCGCCTCGGCCAGCGCGTCGAACGCGGCGTCGGGCGTGTCGGCGCCGATTTCGCACCGCCATTCGAGCGCGACGTGGCCGCTGCGCTTGTTCCAGCGCCGCAGCTCGACCAGCAGCGGGCCGCGCACGGTGTCGAGACGCAGCACGCCCTCGTGGCCATCAGAGGCGGGGAACAACGTGACGAGGCCGGGGCGCCAGAGGGCGGTCATGCGGCGCGCTCCATCTCTGCGGCCCGCGCCGTCCGCTGTTCCGCCGCCATGATCGCCCGGCCCAGCATTTCGGGGATCTGAGGCACCAGCGCGTTGCCGAGCGCCTTGAGCCGCGCCACGCGGTCAGGCACGCCAACGGCTACTCGGGGCAGCCCTTCTTCCCAGTCGGCGCCCCAAGGTCCGTCCATCCCACTGGGAGGCCCATCAGCGCCTCGACCCAGTCGGGATTCAGGGCGCCCCCAGCCGCATTCGGCAGTTGCTCGCCCTTCGTGCCCCCGCCCCGTTCCGCGTAGCTGGTGGCGTTCGGGTGCCGGTAGTCCCGGCTCGCTGGCGTCGGCCACAGCTTCGCCGCTTGGTTGAGCGTCAGGCCAAAGCCATTTCCGTTCGTGCCCTTCGCCTTGCATCTCTCGCGCCGGGCCAGCAGCGCCGGAATGTCCGCCACCTCGAAGCCGCTCGCGCTCGGCGTCGGCCACATTCGCTCGGTTTCCCGCACCGCCACATACAGCGAGCGCGTCGGGTCCGTCCCGCCCGCATCGTGCCCCTCGGCCCTCGGGGTAGGCCACGATCCAAACCCGGTCCCGCCTGTGTGGCGCTCCCATGTCGGCAGCGGAAATGCTTCGCCATTCGACACAATACCCTGCGCCGGCCAGGTCTCGCAAAACGCTTCCAAAGAACCGTCCAGATTCGCTTGAACGAAGCCCTGGCACGTTCTCAGCCAAGACCCATCGGGGCCTAATCTCGCGAACGAGGCGGGCGAACTCGGGCCAGAGGTCGCGATCGTCATCGCTGGCGCCGCGGGTGCCGGCAACGCTGTGCGGCTGGCAGGGGAATCCTCCGCAGATGACATCGGGAACAATTCCGTCTGCCGCCAGGCGTGCGCCGGTAATGGTTCGGACATCGTCATACTGCGGCACTCCCGGCCAATGCTTCGCCAGCACGCGCCGGCAGAATGGGTCTATTTCTACAAACGCGTCGGTGCGGAACCCGCCAGCTCGCGCCAGCCCCAGGTCGAAGGCGCCAATCCCCGAAAAAAGGCTCAGGACAGAAAACACCTTATTTCGTTCTGCTGAGCGTTCTTGTATTATTCTGCTCATGGGAAAACGACCGATACACTGCGTCCTGTGCGGCACGTCTTTTGATGCCGCCACAGCTCGGCATAAGTTTTGCTCGCTGGAATGTGCGGCAAAGCATCGATGGATTCAGAAGAAGGAGGCACGCGGCCTGACAGAACGTCACTGTCGGCAATGCGCGACCAAGTTCGTGATAACCCCAGGAAAGAGAGAGTCGAACAGGTGGCACTGTTCACCCGCATGCTCGACCCAAAGCGTCCGCAATTCGCGCTCGAAATTCTATGCCAGGAACCCTGGCAAATATGCCGAATACCATGCGAAATCGAGGCAGATGGTCGGCCCTGACGGCAACCAGAAGCGGTTCTATGCACGCTTTCCGGATGCCCCGCGGTCCTGTCAGGGTTGCGGCGAAACCCGTGTCCTGGATATCGCCCACAAGCCAGAGCATCGGCGCAATGGCGCGCATCGCTCAATATCGAACACGAACTTGGAACACGTATGGATATTGTGCCCCACCTGCCACGCGCTGCTGGACAGAATGCACTATCCGCCGATCGATCTCGGATTGAGCTGAAAAGGGACAGGACGGACCTCATGCCCACCCCCGCTGGAAGAACCCGCCGTCCCGCGATCGACCCGGCGGCAGGTAGGCGCGGGCGCAATGCGCGGCACAATACGGTCGGCCCGGCACGGTGGGGTCGCGGCACTCGAAACGAATGTTCGGCCCGTCGCCGGTTGGCCACTGGCACGCCGTGGGGGCCGGGATCACCGCCACGCGCGGCACAGGCACCACCACGGGCGGCACGACGGCCGGGGGCTTGGGCTTCCGGCGCTGGCCGGGGCGGGGCGGCCGCGGCTTGTTGCCCATCGTCACGCCGTTGAACAGCGGGCTGCCCCGCGCCGGCAGCCCCAGCCGGTGCGAGCGGCCGATGATGCCGGATTTCGTGCGGCCCATGGCGGCCCCGATCTTCGTCGCCGACAGCCCCGACGCCCATAGCTCGGCGAGCGTGGCATCGTCCGGTGGCTGCCATTTCGGCGGCGCGGTGCCAGGGCCGATCGCGGTCACTAGTGCAACGCCCTCTGGTCCGCCGCGATTGCCGCGGCGACCTTGTCCAGGCTTGCGAAATGCGCCTCGATATCGACGCCAAGCAGCCATATCCGAACCAGCGCCCTCTGCTCGATATCCAGCGAGGCCAGCCAGCGGTCGAAGATCGCATCACCGGTTTTAGGAGTCGCCGCGCGGTCCAGGTTTGCTTGAATGCGCGCCGCTTCTTCCTTGCGACGATCCCGTTCGCTGGCGGCATTCTGCAGCGACCGCTTCTGATTCTCGGCACCCGGCAGCCGGGCCGCGCGTTCCAGTTCCCGCTGGTTGTTGTCCAGGCCCAGCCGCTCGGCTTCCTTCTGCGCCGCAGCGGTCAGGCCGGCGATCGTCACGCTGCGCTTGGCCGAAGCTTCCGAGATGCCGAGCTCGCGGGCAGCGGCGTTGGTGCCGGTCTCCTTCGGACCTCGCCGCCCGCCGGTGCTACGGTGCGCGCGGGGCTTAATCGGGCCAACTTGGCCCGAATTAGCCCCGTCCCTTTGATCCCGCTTGAGTTTCTCCGCCGTGAGCTTGATCCAGCGGCCGATCTGTATGCTGCGCTGCATCGCCGTGAGTTCCGCGCGGTGCAGGTTCTCGCTGATCTCCCAAAGTTCCGCCGCGATCTTGTCCTCGATGATCGCGGCCTCGATTTCCGGGTGGCCGAGCAAGCGGCATGCTTCCAGTCGATGGCGCCCCGCAACCAGCGGATACTGGCCGGCGGCATCCGGCGGCAGCACGGTGATCGGGTTCCGCAGCCCAATCATGCCGATGCTGGTGGCGAGGTCGGCCACGTTTTCCTTCGCCATCTTGCGACGACCGGAGCCGATGGCGATGGCATCGAGCGGGATGAGTATCGCCATGGCCTCAATCCACCGCTGGAAGCTGGTTCTGGTTGGGCCAGCGGAAATCGACGCGGCGATGCCCGCCAATCCAAGAGTTCCAGGCATTGATGATCCAGGCGGCGGCCTGGGTCTGGCTCAGGTATTGCCTTTCTTTCCGGTCCTTTGCATCGCGCACCCTGTCGAACTGCTCGCGGAGCTTGAATATCGGGCTGGACGTTTCGAGTTGGTCGCCAATCACCAGGCGGTCCCAGAACTCGTCGATCGAATGGGCGCGCCTGGATTTGGTGGCGATCAGCCGGTAGGCCAAAGCGGCCGATGACGCCGACACCTTCTTCTTTCGCAATCTGATCGCGGCGGCCACGGCGCGGGCCATCACCTCGTCATCAATATCCTTGCCGATGAGATAGACCGCCTCATCGTCCGGCGTGACGCCGACGTGGTCGATGCGATATTGCAGCCGGACGGTTGCGGCGACGGTCTTGGGCGACTTGACGCCATCAAGCCAGAGGAAATCCTGCGCCTTGCGACGGAGGCCGACGTCCATTGCCTGGAACGACGCCGGGTTCATGCCGAACGTCACCCGGATATCCAACTCGGCGCCGGTTTCGGCAACCATTGTCATGCGGTGCTGGCCGTCGCGGAAATCGCCGTCCCAATCGAAGGACACGATGACCACGTCGGTGTGCATGCGGCCTTCCCGCTCGATCACCTTGAGCTTTTCTACCCAGCCGCGATTGAGCGGGCGGTTGGGCTTGACGCGGAGGAACAGCATGGCCTCCGCCATATTCTTGCCGACCCGCATCGGGACCGTGGCCACCTTCCGGCCATGCTCCCGGATCAGCCCGCGCAGCAGCGCCAACTCGGCGCCCAGATGCGGCGGGTCAGCGCGCGCCTCCAGGCCGATCGGCAGGGAAGGCGGGGTGCCCTGCCGGCGCAGCATGCGCGCCTGTTTGTCGCCGCGGGGCGGGTTATTGCTCATTTGAGAGGTTCTCCTGTGAATCCGCCGCCGCGCCCCAGCCAGGCAGCAGAATGATGCCGATCCGGCGCAGGGCTGGGCCGCAAACCGCACGCACGCGGTAGTTGGGGCCGCCCTTGGCTTCGCTCTTGTAATAAACGGTGAGCCGCATCCAGTGCAGCGGATCGAGCACGCACCGCCGTTGGGCGTCGGTATTCTCCAGCAGCCAGTTCTCTAACCGGCCCCAGCCGCCCAGATCGCCGGATGGCCCGGGCTCGTTGTGCTTGAGCGTCTGCACCTCGCCGTCCGTGAACGTGAGCACGAGGCCGAGCGGCGCCGGCTCGCGGTTGCGGTTCGGGCTGCGGCGGCGGGCGGGGTTGGGCTCGTCGGGGCTGGGGAACAGGGGGGGCTGTTCGTTCAAAACAAAACCCTCCCCCGCACGGCCTCGATCTTCCGCAGCCGGGCCACGGTGATCTTCGGGGGGCGTGGCTTGGCGGGGGCCTTGCGCCCCAGGCGCTGGCCTGGCCCCGACAGCAGCCGGTCGGCGGCGTCGGCGCGCTCCATGGCCAGCGGGCCGAGGGGCACCTGCCGGGCGGCCAGTTCCTCGGCGTAGGCGCGGACGGAACGGACGACGGACACGCGGTGCCCGGCCAGCGCCATCTCGGCGTGCAGTTCTTTCTGGTGGATGGATAGGACGCCATCCGGGGCCTTGAGTTCGGCCCAGATGGCGGCGCCCCGCCATAGCAGCACCACGTCGGGCGTGCCGGCGCGGGCGCCGCGCGTCTTCTCGTGCAAGTGCTGGAGGGGGGAACGGGCCGCCGAGCGGTCGAAGGCGAGGAACACGTGCGGGAATGGGACAGCCTCGCGGACCCATTTCTTGATGGCAATTTGCAAGCGATGCTCGGGGCCGGCGCTCATTTGCACTTGGCCTCAAGCCGCGCGGCCTTGGCCTCCCACCATTCCGCCTGGCCGAGGCGATGCACCGCGATCCAGCGATATCCGGCCGCAAGCCACAGCCGGACGAGCTTCACAGCTTCGCGGCCAGGACGGCGGCGCGGGCGTGGAAATCGGCGTCCACGATGGCGCCGGATGCGCGCCGGGCGTCGCAGGCGCCGTCATACCACAGGCGCGCCCACTCGATTTCGTCCGACCAGACGCGGCGGACCTCGCCGTAGAGGATGGCCTGCACCCGGCGCGGGCTAATCCGGAGCGTCCGCGATGTCTGATAAAGGCGCTGCTTCCAGCACAGGGCGCCATGGTGGCGCCACGCCTCCTCGACGATCATCCGCATCTCATGCGCGTGCGTGGCGGCGGTCATTCCGCCGGTTCCCGAAATTCCGCAGCGAATTGACGCTGATTTAACACGGGCGGCGGGTTAAGCCGTTGACGAGTCGCAGAATCGGCAGGCGGCGGCCAGACGGCGGGGCACAGGACATGCAGCGGCACACCAGTGCGATCCGAAATGAACAGCCACTGGTGCAGCGGCACCCGGCCGTGAAGCCAGTTGTAGTAGGTGCGGTCGCTAATCCCCAGGCAGGCTTTCACCCCCGCCCGACCACCGCAAGCCTCGATCGCGTGCATAAATGCCATGCGCCGCATCTTGCACCCATCATGCAAGTCCGGGCAAGCGGGAATTACACAACGACAGACTCAGCCGCCGGGGGCATTGTTTCCGGTATGCGGACCACGACCCTGGTGGGGAAGACCGACCACATTCGCCAATGCGGCGCGCGTTTGCGCCAACTCATCGACGCGCTCGGCATCAGCTACTCCGAGGCGGCGCGCGATATGCGAATTACGCCATCCCAGCTAGGGAATTGGATGCGCGGGCAGAGTTATCCCGCGCCGCACAATCTCTACATCTTCTGTCGGATACGCGGCGTTAACTTCGACTGGATTTATCTGGGCGACGCGGGGGCGCTGCCACATCACCTGGCGACGCAGCTGCTAGGACTTCCGCCAGAACCGGCTCCCCCTGGGGGGCAGGCGTCCCTTGCGACCGAAATGCTCGGCACGACCGGCACGAAGTGAGCATCGCTTGGCGCCCCCTGGTTTTTGATTAACCCACTGGCGGCGCTTGGGTTTTTGAACCCGTCTGCTCGCTGTGACGTATCAGACATCACCCACGCTCGCGCCATTGCGGTTGCAATGCAAGACGCTTTTTCGCGCGCAGGTAGATAAGCCGGGGCGGCTTATTGTCTGCACCTTGCGTGGCGAGAAAAATGCACGAGACATGCAAATTCCTCGTTGACTTTGCATGGCTCGTGCATTCATATTCCTTGCACACAACAAGCCCCACGCCGGGCCAGCAAGGAGATTCCGCCGATGACCCCCCTCCCCGCCCTCCGCAGCGCCGCCGATGACAACGCCGCCCGCGGCGCGCACGCCGCCCTCGCCGCGGCCCTCAAAGCCCTGGATGCCGCCCACAAGCACGTCGACGACGCCCGCCTGGACGACCTGATTGCCGGCATCACCGAGGCGGTGGCGAACGCCATGGGCGACCTCGCCGTCCTCGCCCATCAGATCGCGGACGACGAGCACGATGCCCGCGCGGTGCTGCGCTGGTCGCCCCGCTACGCGGCGGCCTGAGCTGTGACCGAGGACGAGGACGACCGCTTCGAGCGGATGGCGGATGCGCTGCGCCGCATCGCGCAGTGGGCGCAGTCCTACCCGCTGATAACATTTCCCGAGCCCGACGACGGCTACTGGCTGCGGGCGCGCCGCACGTTGGAGCGCGGCGGCCTGTCGCTCGACCGCATAGAGGCCAGCCACAAGCGCCACGTCGCCACCCAGGCGGCCGAAATCGCCAGCGCCGCACTGGAGGACACGCCATGAACATCCGCACCCATTACGACCCGCCGCCGATCCCCATGCGCGACAGCGATTGGTCGGCCTACGACGACGACACCTATGACGGCCCCGGCTCGCTCATCGGCTGGGGCGCCACCGAGGCCGAGGCCATCGCCGACCTGCAGGAACAGCTAGACTCGGAGGACGACGTTCCCGAAAGCCCCCTGCTGCGGATGCACATGCGCCGGGAATACCGCTAATGGACGCGCGCCCCGATCTGCACTGGCTGGCCGCCCTGCGCGAGCGGCTGGAGGCGATAGACCCCGAGATCGTCACCGACGAGCGGCTGCTGTTCGACACGTTGGACGGGCAAAGCGATGTCATCGACAAGCTGCGCGCCATCATGCGCCACGGCCTGGAGGCGGCCGTCTTCGCCGAGGCGTTGAGCCGCCACGTGGACACGCTCGAAACCCGCCGGCGCCGGCTTCAGGCCCGCGAGGATGCCTGCCGCGCCACGGTGCGCGAGGCGATGGAAGCCATCGGCATAAAAAGCCTCGCGTCCGAAGACTTCACCGCCCGCATCGTGGCGGGCCGTCCCGCCGTGCAGATCATTAGCGCCGACGTGCTGCCCGAGGAATTTATCCGCACCAAGCGCGAGCCGAACATCAGCGCCATCTCGGCGGCACTGAAAGCCGGCGAGGACGTGCCCGGCGCCTGCTTCAACAACCCCGCCCCGATCCTGACGGTGCACCGGCTATGAGCACCGACGCATTGCTGGCCATGGCCGAGCTTGTCCGTCTGCGCGCCAAGGCGGCCGAGCCTCTGGATTTGGACGAAATGGCCGAGCTTGCCGACGCGCTGGAATGCCATGTCCTGAGCGTCGCCACCACCGCCCCCGCGATCCGGCGGCCTGTCGGCGCGCTGGATATCCCCCCCCTGCCGCTGTTCGCCGTTATCACCGGAGGCCGCACGCAATGAACGAGATCACCATCCCGCAGGCCGCGCACGCGCAGGCCATCAGCCACGCCCCGGCGCTGGGATTCCGCGAGATACAGCAGCTTGCCACCAGCATCGCGGCCAGCGGGCTGTTCGGGATCAAAACCGCGGATCAGGCCATGGCGCTGATGATGATCGCGCAGGCCGAGGGCAGACACCCGGCGCTCGCCGCCCGCGACTACGACGTGATATCCGGCCGCCCGGCGAAGAAAGCCGAGGCCATGCAGCGCGATTTTCTGACGGCCGGCGGGCGCATCGAATGGCACGCGCTGGCCGACGATCTGGCCGACGCGACTTTCAGCCACCCGCAGGGCGGCTCCGTCCGCATCACCTGGGACATGGCGCGGGCCAAGAAGGCGGCGCTGTTGGGCAAGGACATGTATACCAAGTTCCCCCGCCAGATGTTGCGCGCGCGCACCATCAGCGAGGGCGTCCGCACCGTCTGGCCGCTCGCCACGTCGGGACTGTATGTGGCCGAGGAGGTGGCCGAGATGCCGCCGAAGCCCGAGCCGAAGCGCGAGCCGCCGCATCGCGGCCCGACGCTGGACGCCGAGGCCGAGCCCGCCCCCGCCCCGTCAGTAGAGTCCGCGTCCGACAAGAAATGGCATGCGTGGCTTCACCGGCTGCGTCAGGCCACCGAGGACGCCGCCGACCGCGCCGCCGTGGTCGAGATCGGCGGGCGCCAGTCCGTGGCCGACGCCCTCGCCTCCGCACCGGACTGGGTCAAGGACGACATCCGCGCCATGCTGGCCGACGCATTCGGCCGGATGCCCGAGGAGGCGGCGGAACCGGAGGCGGTGGAGGCGGATGACACATGGCCGAGGCAGAAGCTGTGAGCCAGTCCCAGCGACCGCGGGGGCTCATCGCCCCCACCTTGGCCGACGCCATCACCGAGCTGGAGCGCGAGCAGAACCAGCGCGACCGGGTGTATCGGCGCTGGGTGGGTGAGGGGAAAATGAAGCTCGCCGACGCCGACTGGCGGCAGGCGTGCCTCGACGTGGCGATCGACGCCTTGCGGGGGATGCACACGCGTTGACGTGTTTGCATGTTGGCACGCTTGCATCCCGCCCTAGGGCGGCCGAATGACCACGCACAAGGATTCCTTGCACATGCTTATGCCGTTGAAATCGCGTGGCAATGGCGGCGAGATTGAAGCAAACGGCCGGTTTCCAGTCGCGTCTCGGGCGGTCAAGGCCGAACCGCGCCAAACCGCGCCGAACCGCGCCGAACCCTGGCGCAGCCCGCAGAACTGCGCCGGAATCGGGCCTAGACGCACATTCAAACGACCGTTTTCTCCCGACATGCGACATTGGACACCCACACCCAAGGAGCCAATATGACCCCGCTCGACCAGCCCCCCGAGGGGATCGACCTCTCCCCCATCGCCCGCCTGACCCGCGATCTGCTGCAAGCCGCGCGCATCCTGTCCGACGCCGAGGCGCGGTTTCTTTGTGACTCTTATTACCAGATGCAGGAGGACAGGATCAGGGCGGCGCATCAGGTGCGGAGCCTGGGCGAGGCGGCCGAGCCCAACGACTTCATGGAGTGGCTGCTCGACCAGCGCCACGCCCTGGAGCAGCGCGTGGCCCGCGCGCTGGACGCCTACAGCGCCGGCCACGTCATCGGCGAGTGGATGCGCTCGCAGGTCGGCATCGGCCCGATCATCGCGGCGGGTATGCTGGCCAACATCGACATCAAGCGCGCGCCCACCGCCGGCCATATCTGGCGCTATGCCGGCCTGGATCCGACCGTGAAATGGGAGAAGGGCCAGAAGCGGCCCTGGAACGCGGGGCTCAAGCGCCTGTGCTGCGCGCCAGGAACAACCATCACGACCCGCAAAGGCCCGAAGATGATTGAGCACGTCCAGGCCGGCGATGAGGTATTGACGCATCGTGGTCGCTGGCGGCGGGTCATTAAGACCATGCAGAGCGACCATGCCGGCGAGATGGTCACGCTGCGGGCGCACGGGCTGGCGGGCAATGGGCCGACGATCACGCCGAATCATCCGGTGCTGACGAAGCAGATGCGGGTCTACGCCTGGGAGGACAGCGACGGACGGCAACGCTTCCGCGCCAATCCGCGCAAGCGCCGGGTGACGCAGATTGATGACGCCAGATGGAGCGAGGTTCAGCACCGCATCGAGGCGGGCGAGCGGGGCGCCCAGATCGCACGGGAAACCGGCGTCAGCCAGTCGATGGTCAGCAAGATCAGGCACGGCTACGAGCGACAGCCCACAGCCGACGCCATCGCCTGGACGCGGGCCGACGCGATCTCGCCGGGCTGGCGCGTCCTGTCGCCGACGCCGCCTGTCGGGACCGTCCGCCCGCGCATCGAATTGGAGGATATGCCAGACCTTCATAACCCCGCCACGCGCCGCGATGCCGAGGTCGGGCACGATTTGGCCCGGCTCGTCGGGCTGTTCCTCGGTGATGGGCACACGTCGAAGAACCGGGTCGTGTGGTCGTTCGGGTTGCACGAGGCGATGCTATCTCATTTTGTCATCGCCACGCTTCGCAACACGTTCGGCATCCGGGCGGTCGAGCGCGTCACGCACAATATGCGGGCAGTAATCTGCGGATCGCAGCAGCTTCAGCAATGGTTTGACGCCAACACCGGCAAGCTGGCGCGCGGCAAGCGCATCCCCGCCGGATGGCTGGAGGCGGACGAACTGGTGATAACCGGGCTGCTGCGCGGCCTATTCGACTCCGATGGGCACGTATCGGATGAAAGCTGCTCCTACGTCTCGGTGAATTGGCATCTAGCGCAATCGGTCGCACAGATGCTGCGAGCGCTCAAAATTCCCGCAACCGCCGTTCCGACGAAGGTGACCAGCACGCTTCCGGGACGCGACGATGTTCATTCCTGTCACTGCTACCGGGTGCAGCCGACCGACCGCACCGCCTTCTTCGACCGCGTCATGGGGGAGGCCAGGGAGCCGATCACGCCGACCGGCGTTGCCGAATGGACGGATGAGGGCGCGTGGCACACGGCACGGGACGGCATTATCCGCAGTTATGCCGGCCCGGTGTTCAACCTCGAAGTGGAGGAGGACAACTCCTACGTCGCCGATGGCGTGACGGTCCACAATTGCTGGCTGCTGGGCGAGAGCTTCGTCAAGGTCAGCGGCAACCCCAACGCCCTGTATGGGCAGCTTTACAAGCAGCGGAAGGCCATCGAGGAGCGCAAGAACGCGGCGGGGGATTTCGCCGATCAGGCTGCCGCCGCCCTGGTAGCTAAGAAATTCGGCACCGACACCCAGGCCAGGAAGCACTACGAGGCCGGGCATCTGCCGCCTGCCCGTATCCACCTGCGGGCGAAGAGGTGGAGTGTGAAAATATTCTTGTCCCACCTTCAGGAGGTCTGGTGGGAGCACGACACGGGGACCAAGCCCCCCGCACCCTATGCCATGGTATTCGCGGGGCACGCCCACAAAATCCCGCCCCCGAACTGGCCTATGGTGCGATAGCCGTAATGCCGGAGAGAACCGCGTAGGATGAGCGAGCCGCGACTACGAAAAGAAACGCACGAAGTTAGCGAGCCGGGTTATCTGGGAGTGAACCGAAGGGCGTGAGCGAGCCGTGGATACCGATTGAAACGAAGGCTACGAGCGAGCCGCCATCGCTGATAGAACCGAGGAATTCGAGCGAGCCGTGCGGCGTTAGAGCGAGTCCGATCTGGTCGAGAGAACCGTGTAAAGCGAGCGAGCCTGTATGAGATTGAAACGAGACGATAAGCGAGCCATACCTCGTGAGCGAACCGAATCGTGCGAGCGAGCGAGCCGTTACCAAGAAGTGAACCGTGGTGCATGAGCGAGCCGTTGTATGAGAGGCCACTTTGGAGAGAACCGCGCTCAGGGAGCGAGAAGCCGCCCATTGGGATTGAAACATGGTGCGAAAGCGAGCCATATCTCGTGAGAGAACCGAATCGTGCGAGCGCACCCCGCTTGCACCGGCTTTGCCACTGACGTGTGCTAGACACAAAACGGGCGCCTGGACCGCTGGAGACGGCACAGACGCCCTGACCTGAAACCCTTCCGTGGAGGATTACATGGCTAACCCCAGATTACCCGCACCGCCGCTGCGCTGGAAGCGGCTATGAGCGCCACCACGCCCGCCGCCCGGCTTGACCTGGACGAGCAACTCGCCCGCATCGAGCGCAGCATCACCGAAGCCGCGAAACTGCGCGAGGAAGCCACGAAGCTGCGCGCCGAGGCCAAGAAGTTCGACCGCGAACTGTGGCTGATACCCTTGAGCGCGCTCATCGCGCTGTTCGCCGCCATCGCCGCCCGCCTGCCGGAAATCCTCGCAGCCTTCGGGGTGAAGCCATGAGCGACGAACCCGACAACCTCACCCACGTCATGCTGCGGCGTATGGACGCCAAGCTGGACCGGATCATCGACGACGTGGCCGACCTCAAGGTCAGGATGTCCAGCGTGGAGCTTGAGGTCGCCCGCCTGGCCGTGCGGGTTGCCGAGACTAACGCCAGGATCGACCGGGTGGAGGTCCGCCTGGACCGCATCGAGCGCCGCCTGGATCTGACCGAGGCGCGGCCATGAGCGCCACACACCAGCCCGAGACGCGCACGCTGGAGCGGCAGCCGTGACCATCCTCATAGGCTTGGGCGCGGCTGCGGTGCTGCTCTACTACTGGCTGCTGTGCCACTGGTTCGCCAGGGTGCTGATGTTCCTGGCGTTGGTGGTTCTGCTGGGCTTCGGGGGAGGGGTCATGTTCTCCGCCATTGCGGTCAACAGGCTAGAGACGGCGCCATTCGTGGTCGGCGCCATTCTGGGTGTGATCATGGCGTGGCCGGTCGCCAGCCTGCCGACCTACTATCATCGCCGCCAAATTAAGCGGTGGTGCGCCAGTCAGCGCGCTCTCGGCATCGAGGAGTTGCGAATCCGCTAGGGCGGGGGCGCAAGCAGCGGGTTGCGCGGCACGCCTTGCCCCAGCACGCCCATGGCATTGTTCAGCCGGTTTTGTTGTAGCGCCGTCCCCCAGTCCCGCAGTTTGGCCGTGCCAAGATGCGTCGCGGCTGCGGTAATGAGGCCGGCGGTCAAGCCATGAGTGCCCACCTCTGCCGCTCCCGCTCCCAGTGGGATGAGGCGGCTCCCGAACACATGCAGCGCACTGCCAAGGGCGCCTCGCTGTGCTGCGGCCTCCAGGGCGGCAATCTCGGCATCATCATAGCCGCGGGATTTCGTCCGGTTGGTGAGGAGCGTCCTGATCTGTGTCTTGATCGACGTGGCGGGGTTGTCGGTCATGCTCGCCCGCTGCTGGATGCGTTCCAGGTCGTCCAGCTTCATGGCCTGCGACCACGCCTTGCGGGCTGGGCCAAGCGCATCGAAGCCTGCGGTGCCGCCAGTGATATCACCGGGGCCGGCGCTTTCTATGTGGTCCCGGAAATCGCGCTGGATGCCGACCAGCTTTTGCCCCTCCTTGGAAAGTCCCTTGACGCCGTATTCCTTGTCGATCAGGGCGCCGAGGGCTTCGTCCACCTCCTGCGCGGCCTGGAGCGTCATGGGCTTCTCCCTGAGCGTCTGTAGCCGCTCCACGAGCGCGCTGGCCGGGCTTTGCCCCGCGACGGCCTTCCCTGCCTCCGTCTGTGGAATGACCGCCTCGACGCCGTCGATGAACTTGTTGACGAAGGGTGGCGCCAACGCGCCCCCGGCATCGTCCGCAATCTTGTAATAGGAGGACGCGATCTGCTTTGCCTGCGCTGCCGTTGTCACTGGAGGGGCTGCGACCGGCGGTGAGCTCGATAGCTGTGTGGCGGCGGGAACCGGGCTTGACTCCGCAAGCGGCCGGGCGGCTGCCCTGTCCACCACCTCCGGGGCCACGCGCTGCATGCCGGGCACCAGGTTCATCTCGGGGGTAGCCGACGACACTGCTGGGGGCTGCTCCTTCAGCATCAGGCGGTTGGCATTGGGCATGGTGACGCGCGGGGCGTCGATCGCCGCCACAGGCGCCACTTGGTTGCCCATGTAGAAATCGCGGCCAAGCTGAGGACCGCCGATCGCGTTGCCCGTCTCATAGGCCACTTGGCCGAGGCCGGCGCCCAGCCCGGCGACGGCGCCGATGCCGGCGCCCGTGATGTCGAGCAAGGGATTGGTCAGGAATCGGCCGACCGGCCCGGCCTGGTCGTTCGCTGCCCTGGCCTGGGGTGTCAGGATGGGCGGCGTTTCCTGATAGCCGCGCACCGCGGCGCTGCCGATGCGGCCGAGGGCGCCGCCGCCTTCGACCGTGGCTGCACCGGGCACAACGACGTTGCCCTCGAAGCCCGGCGTGGCGGGCTGGCTGTCGGTGGGCTGCTCCCGCACCGCACTCGGCGGCACCAGTGGCTGGATGATCGGCGATTCTTCCCACTTCGCCATCACTTGCCTCCCGGCTTCTGCCGCTTGTTCCCGTTCCGGTCATAGAAAGCCGTGCCGGGCGGGAGTGCGTCAAACTCCTCGTCGTTGCGGACGATGGAGCCGGGCAGCCCGATAGAGCGCAGTTCCTGATCCTGCCGTGTGAGGATGGCCAGCTTGATCTCGCCCAAGCGAGCCGCCATGGCCTGCGGTGTCGCGAACACGCCGCGCAGCGTCTGTGGCGATATCAAATCCTGTTTCAGCAGTTCCATTTCGGCCGGCTGCAATACGCCGGTGTTGTAATAGACCGGACTGCGCAGGGTAGTCTTCATGCGGTCGAACGCGCCAAGAAGCTGCTGTGCCTCTGGCGATTGCGGGTTGGCAAAATAGGCGTCCCAGGAACCGCCGCCTTGCTTTTCGTGCAGACCGACATAGCGATCAATGGCCTCCGTGATGATCTTGGCGTCGACATCGGCCTTGCGGACTTCGTTGCGCGCGGCATCGCTGGGCTGCGCAACGAATGTCGGCGGCTTTACGGTTTCGGCGCCTTTGCCTGTGGGCGGCTTCCATGGCAGGTCGACTTGGATGACCGCCCCGTTCGGTGCCGTCTGAAACTTCTTCGCCCGGTAAGCATCCGCATATTCCTGCGTGGATGTATCGCCGCCGGTCTGGTTTCCGCGCCAGAGGATCGCCGAGTTATGGTCCTTCCCGTGGTAGGGATTCGCCGCATCGGCCGCATCCGATGCCGCCTTGGCCATGGCCACCGCGTGTGCCTCCGCTGCACGCTTGGCAGCCTCAGTGGTATGGCCGTTCGTAAAGTCACGCTGCACCTGCGCCAGGTGGTCATTGGCCTGGTTGCGGGCAAATTCGGCCTGCCGGTGCGCCTCCTCCAGGCGGTGCTGCTTCACCGTCTCGGCCGCCGCCGCGTCCGCCCGCCGGTCGGCCTGCGCCTTCTCCGTCCGCGTATAGACGGCCTGCTCGTATTCCTTGTCCTCCTTGTCGTTTTGGTCTCGATAGGCTTGGATCTTCGCGTAAGCCCGTTCCATGTCATCGCTCGTGGTGGCGCTGGCGAGTTGTCCCCGAATCGTCTGCGCCTGCTCGGCGGTCAGCCCAGTGTTGCCGACCTTCGGCTTCGGTGCTGGCGGCAGCGGCGGGAGCACGGCCGCCGGGGCGCCTGGGGCGGGCGTGGGGGCCGCCTGGGCCGGTGCTGGGGCCGCCACACCCGGCTGCGGGGTTGCGCCCTGTGGCACGACGAGGCCGGCTGTCTGCGCCGCTACGCTGCCGGGTGCGGGCGGCGCGCCAATACTGGCGACGGCGGCGGGAGACGATAGCGGGTTGATGAGCGCCGGGGCGGCCAGTTGCGGCGCGGCGGTGGTGCCGGCGCCGGGACCTGCGACCTGCACGGGCTTGGGGCCGCCGATAAACGCCGGGTTGGGCACGTTGGCATACCGCCCGCGCAGCGCGCCCGCCGTCATGCTCCCAAGCTCGGGATTGGCCTGGATGTATTGCGCCGCACGTTGGGCGCCGATGCTGCGGGTCAGCACGTCCGCGATCCGCTCGCCCTCCGGTGCCTGCATGACCGCCGCCGCCGGGCCGGCGCCGAGGTAGTGCGCCAGGTTGAGCGACTGTCCGGTGGGGGTCACGCCCGCCCGCTGCAAGACCGGTGCGTTCTGCGTCGCCAGCCAGTCCACCGCCACAGCACCGAGGGCGGGATCGGCGCGCATCGCCATGACCTGCTCCGGGGTCTTGCCGGCGAATAGCTGTGGGTGGGCGGTGGCGAATGACTGCCAGGTGCTGTCGATGAACTGCCCGACGCCGGTTGCGGATGAGCGCGGGTTTTTGCCGGTGCCCTCGCTGGTGATGACGCTGCCGGCATAGGTGCCGTCGCCCGCCGGGGCCGCTGGCGCCGTCCCCGTGCTGCCGGTCAGGCTGGTGCTGAGAGCATTCGCGGCGTTGCGCACGCCCGCCATCTGGTATTGCTTCTCCGCCGGGATGCTGACGGACACCATGCGCTCCAGCACCGCCTTGCCGGGGAAGGCGAGCGGCGCATTCTTCGCAAACCCTTGCGACTGGAGATAGCGCACCGTCTCGGGATATGCCGCCGCCATCTTCGCCTCGTCGCCCAGCCCCAGCAGCCCTTGCGAGGCCCGCGCCATCATTTCCGTCTCCCGCCCCGCGAGCTGCTGCTTTGCGTCCTCGATGAACAGCCGGTTGCGCTCGGGGGCGTAATAGTTGGCAAGCTGCTGGGCGTTGGCCTGCATCAACTCGTTCTGGTTCGGGAAGGGGGAAGTCTGCGCGCCGGACATTGCGGTTTCCTAGGGTGCGGGAGTCCAAGCGTAATTCTCGTTCTTCACCACCGGGCTGGGATCGTAGGTGCCGAACTGGCTGGTGCCGCCCTTCACCCAGTCCTTGAAGTCCGGATTGTTCAGCAGCGTGTTCGCGGTCGAGGACAGCCCCTGCGCGGTGTTGCCATAGATGCTGTTCTGCGCGGTGGCGCCGCCGAGGGATGCCTGGGCCGAACCGGCCGCGTTGGTGGCGCCGCCAATAGCGGCGTTGCCGCCGAGCTGGGACAAATTATAGAGCCGGTTATAATACGTTCCGAAATCCTGGTTTGCCAGATCCTGGCCGAACTTCTGTTCGGCCTTGAGCACGGCCCCGGAGCGCAACATGCCCTCGTGCGCCGCCCCCGCGTCGATCGCGCGCAGCCCCTGCTCTAGCTGGAACTGGTAGCCGGGCGAGGTGGTGAAGTTGCCCATGGCGGCGGTGGCGGCCTGCGGCCCGTTGAGGCCCAGCAGATCGGTGTTGGCGGTGAGCGATTGCTCCCCGGCCGTGCGCCAGGGCGCCGTGTCCGCGCGCTGCTGCTGGAACTGCGCTTGCGCCGCGTCCTGCGCGGACTCGGCGGTGTCCTTCTGCATCAAGGCGGTGCCGATTCCAGCGGCTGCGGTGATGCCTGCGGCGGCTATGGAAAACGGCATGTCTCAGTCCTCCTCGAATGCCAAATGGTGCTCATCCCGCACCGCCGGCTCGCCGTCCGCGTCCAGCCTGTCGGCGTTGTGGATGCACGCGAGGGCGCAATGCGGCGCCAGGGTGCGGAAGGTGTGCATGCAGCCGGCCGGGATTTCGATCGTTGCGGGCGCGTGGTATTCCTCCGCCGGGCCGCCGTCACGCGATACCAGCACCGAGCCCGACAGAAGGGCGGTGAGGTGGTCATATCGGTGGGAATGCTGGGGTATGATCGTGTGCGCGTCGGCCACATACCAGACGCGATAGTAGATTCCCGCGTAGATTTTCACACTAATCGTCTCGGGTTGGTGTTCCGCGCGCTTCATGGCTCCGTCCTCATGCTCACGATAAGCGTCACCCTGTCGGTGTCGCCATCATTGACAGTCGAGTGGGTTTTGAGGTTGTCGAACAGCCAGCACTCACCGACACCCATCACCACCCGCTCATCGCCGCATGTATTGTAGCACTGCGGATTGCTTTCCAGCGGCAAGTAAGCCTTGGTCTGGAACCACTCGCTATGCCATCGGCCCTTGTCGTGATGCGGCGCCACCAGCTTGCCGGCGGGCACGCGCGTGATGAGTATCCCCCCGAGATGCACCGCCTCGACCCGCGCCATGATCCCGAACACGATCGGCCGCAGATGCGGCAGGGCATGCCAAGCCGGGTAAAACGTCGGCACATGCGGCGCGACAAACGCCTCGGGCGAGGTCAGTTCGGCCGGGTCACGGAACCGCAACCAGATGTCGTCCGTGCCGGCGAATGGGCCGCCGCTGCCGGTGCGTGCCGGGTTCTGGTTCCACAGCTCCGGCGAGCGGTAGAGGTCCAGTAATACCGGCAGAACCTCGATGCCCGCAGCGATCTTGAGGAAGTTCCTCATCCCTAGCGCACCCGCCTTGCCGATATGGTGCCGGTAGCGTTCACCGTCCCCGTAAACCCCGCCTGGCCCACCACCCAGACGGTGGTCGGGGCGGTGATGTTCACCCGGTGAACGGTCGTCGGCATCAGTTGGTCAATCGCCGTGCCGGGGAAGGTGGCCATGATCCGGGCGTCGATGGTGATGATGCCCACCGCGAAATAAGTATGCGTGCCGGCGCCCGCCTGGAACAGCACGTAGCCCGACACGTCCCAGTCGCCCGGCGTCAGCGCGAGCGCCGACAGGTTGGTGACGACGTTGGTGGTGAGGCCCACGACGCCGCTGGTGCTGGTCATGTATTCGCCGATATCGCCGGCTGCGGCGTTGCTGCCGTCCGTGATCCCGGCGTCGATCACGCCGAGCGCGTCGGCCACCCGCTGGTGATATTCCGTCCATGCCTGCGAGTGCTGCTGGCCGTTCCCGGATGGCGCGATCGGCGGATCGTAGAACGGCGGCTCGATGAGGCGTGGATTGTGGACCATCAGCCACCCGCCTGCGGATGCACGGACAGGTCTGCGTCTACGGCGTAGTAGCGGACCACGCCCCCATGCGTGGTGATCCTGAACGTGCGTTGCCGGAAGCTGCCGAGCCGGGTGGTATAGACGCGGTGGGTGTAATCCCCCGGCACGCCCGCCGACATGGTGCGCGGCGCCTTCCACGTCCGGGCGCCGTCGTCGGACCATTCAAGCGTAACCGGCCCCGGCGATTGCGCGCCGCCAGACTCCATCTCGATTTCCAGCCGGGCGCAGAAGCCCCTGTTGGTCGCCGCCCAGATCGTCGGCAGCGTCGCCTGGCGCATGATGGTCACGCCAGCGTCGGTGTTCCACATAGACAGCGTGTAGAGCATCCCCGTGGTGCGGTCCCCGAGGAGGTGGATGGAGTTGTTGTCCGCCGCCGCCGTGGCCGCCTGCCATGGGCCGTTGCCGTCCGTGCTGGTGCTGCGCTCGTGCCAGGTGCCGGTGGTCACGTCATAGGCGAGCGTGCGGCCGCCTGCGGTGGTCAGGCAATAGAACCAGTGGCCGCGATACGGGTGGGTGAGGGCGTGCAGGCCGGTGATGGAGGGGCCGATAACGGCCTCGATGGCGTAGGTGCTGACCCGCTTGGGCGCGTAGCCCTCGGAGCGCCACACCAGGCCGTCCATGCCGAGCCACCACACCGACTGGTCCGCCTTGCAGACGGACATCGGCGAATTGGTGCCGATCGGAATGACGCCGCCGGATGCGCGCCGGAACGGAAAGTCCGCCTTGCCCGCGTCATACCAGACCTCGAAGCCGCCTTCTCCCAGCGTCCAGATCTGGCCGCGGTGGTTGATGACGCGGCGCACCACATTCGGGACCGCATCGGAGAAAACGAAATCCAGCGCGGCGAAGCTGGAAGGGTCGAGCAGTTCGCTGATGAACCACATGCTGGTGTTGCCGGTGGCGCTGAAGCAGAAATACCCGTCGCAGTAGGCGACCGAGGTGGCGCCGGGAAAGTCCGGGTCGGTAATCAGATTGAGCGGATCGCCGACATCGTGGCCGCAGGTATAGGCGCGGGGCGCCACGCAGACGACGGCGGCGGTGGGGCCGGCAGCGATGGTCACGAAGCTGTTCCATGTGCCGGTTCCGCTGTCAGCAGTCCCGACCGATCCGAGATCCTCGACGGTGACGCCGCCCGCGAGCGGGAAGGACAGCCGGTAGAAGTGCGAGCCGCTGACGATATAGATGCGCCCCGGCATTTCGTCGTTCATGGCCAGGATCGGGCCGGTGCCGATTGCGCCCGATCCCCCGGCGGCGGCGTCCCACACTTGAAGCGTTGGCGTGGATACCAGGGCGGCGGCAGTGCGCGCATCGGCCGGCTGCTGCTCGGCCATGAGGTTGATCAGCCGCTTCGCCGATAGCGGCAGGCTCGGGTGCTCGTAGCTTTCCAGCGGGAACGGAATGCGCCGCATGCCAGCCTTGGGGGCGAGCGCGGAGCGGAGAGCGGTGAGCGCGTCGCTCACTGGGCGGGGGTTCCCTCAAGGGCTGCCACGCGGGCGGTCAGTTCCTTGACGGCGTTGACCAGAATGGCGGTGATGGTTTCGCTGGTCAGGCCAAGCGTCGGCTCGGCGGACTCCAGCCCGCCCGATCCATCGCGCAGCGGAATGCCGGCGGTCCATACGGCTTCGGGCAGGATCGGCTGCACATCCTGGGCGACGAAGCCGATTTCCTCCTGGGCTCCGGTGCTGGCATCGAGGCGGGTGAACGATACCGGCTGGAGTTGCAGCACCTCGGCGAGACCTTTGGTGGAGGGCGCTATGCCGGTCTTGCCGCGCCGATCGGACGAGTTGATGTAGGCGCCCACGCCGCCCACGGCGGCTTGTGCATTGAAGCAGAAATCGTCCGAGGCGCGCATGACCCAGAGCGGGCCGTTGCTGACATTCCAGGCCAGTTGCCCATCGGTGGCGCCAGGGGTAGTCGAGAAGTCCAGATAGAAGTTCGACCGGAACTGGAAAATCCGGCCGCTGCCGCCCGCCGTAAAGCCGAATGTGCCAGGCGTGCCGACCCAGTGCTGCACCGCCTGGACGTAGCCGGTCGTCACCAGGTTGCTGGCGTTATCGAGCGTCATCACGCTGCCAGCAGGGGAGACCCAATTCCGCATTCCGTTGGCACTGCTCCAGTATTCGTAATATCCCGCACGGTGAACCTGCATGTGATGCCCGGTGCCAGATTCGACAAAGAACTGCCACTCATAGGCATTGGTCGCCGACAACTGGAGCGATTGAACCGAGGTCGAGCCGCCAACCGTGAGGTTGCCAGTGGTGCCCAGGTTGCCGTTGATGGTGCCGCCTGTGATCGGCAGCACGGGGGTCCAGCCCGCCGAGCCACGGCCATATATGCTGCCCGTCAACGGCGCCTCGGGCACCACCGCGGACCATGTGGCATTCATCCGCGCATAGGGCAGGCCGTTGCTTGGCGCGTCCCCCAGCACTGGCGTCCATGCGCCATTCATGCGGCCATATGGTGTATTCGTGGACGGTGCCTCGGGCAGCGTGGTGGTGGCGCAATAGGTTTTCACCGCCAGCGCCGAGAACCGCCCGGTGGCGGCGGCCTTGTCGATGACGAAGCTGGAGGCATCGGTGACGGTGCCGAGATCAGGCAGGTCGATGACGCGGATGTTGCTGCCGCTCATTATGATGTCTCCAGTTGGCGCGTGATGTCGTTGGACATGACGATGGGGTGCAGATCGTCGGTCAGTAGCCCGGTATGCGACGGCGGGCCGGGCGGAGTGATGATGGGCGGCGGCTCGATCGGGATCGCCGAAAGCGGCGTGCCGAGGAAGAACGGCCGCAGGAAGTTCGCGATGCCTTGGCCGAGGACCGAGGACTTGGCGCCGTTGGCCCACAGCAGCAGGATTGCCCAGCCGCAGCGCAGCGGGAAGTCCTTGAATGTGCCGGTGGGGATGTGGAAGTCCCACGATCCGGCGGCGCTGCCGGGATAGCCGGGGATGGATTGCAGCATCAGGCCGGGCGTCCATGCCCGCTGGTAGTCGCCCCAGACGTAGCCGTAGTCGGCGCCGTCCCAGATGACGAGCTGCATGGCCGGGCCGTCCGCGTCGGTGTGGAGCACGATGGCCTGTGCCGAGGGGTGGTCGCTCTCGACCACGCACACGGTCAGCAGCAGGCTATCGGCGGCCGACAGCACGAGGTCGCTGCGGGGGACGTGGACCGGCGAGGTGCGGCGATACGGCAGGGTGATGGAGTGCTGCACTACTTGCGCTCCTTGGCGACGTCTTCCTGTAGCCGTTGCAAGATTACACCTTGCGATTGCTGCGTGGCCTGTAAATCCGCCATCCGCTGCTGCATCCCTAGCAGCCCCTCAAGGATGCGGTCGGCGCGGTTGGTCAGCCCCTCGACCCTGGCCGCCGTGGTTTGCACCGGGCCGCTGCCGTGGGTTTCCAAGGCGCCGATGCGTAATTCGTTGGCGGCGACTTTCTGCTTCATCGTGCCGATTTCCGCGCCGATGACGAAGACGTAGACGCCGACCGCCCCCGCCGCGCCCAGCACGCCGAGGGTGAGCCACGAGGGGCGCTTGGGGGCGTCCTGCTCCATCTCATGCCGGCCTCCCCATCGTCGCCAGGGCGGCGAATGCCGAGGCGAGGAGCAGATACCAGAGGGCGCGGTCGCTGATTCTCATGCCGGCCCCCATCGCGGCAGCGCCAGGAAGCGCCCGCCCAGGACCACATCCAGCAGGATCAGCAACAATATCAGCGCCAGGACCACCTGGACGATCATAGCCGCAGGTTGCGGAAGGGGGATCAGTTGCAGAATCCACCACGCGACGCCGAAAACCAAGACCAGGACTAACAGGTATATCAGGATGCTGATCATTTCTATAGGTCCGCGCTGGCGGTGAAGCCCGAAGTCAGGTTCGCAGCGCCTGCTGCTGCACCCGTCGCGTAAACGCCAAACCCGGTAGCGGTGGTGCTGCCACCGACCGTGATGCCGGATGCGTTGGCGTAAGTCGTTCCCGTGAACGTAATAGTCCCAATTGGCGCGGCCCGCATCGTCATGGGGAACCCGACAGTGCAGCCGAACAGTTGACCCGCACCGGACACATACCCGAGACAATAGGCGAACCCAGTGCAATAAAACCGCTGGCACTGCTGAAGCTGCGTCACCGGGTCCAGCTTTTCGAGCGGCGTAGCGACGGAGCCGATTTCGAGCTGGACACCCCAGAGGGAAACGTTGCCATTAGGCTGCACGCCGATGTTGCCGGAAGATGCGTTGTTGTTCGAGCCAGACGAGAACCAGAACGTCAACTGGTTATAGTCGTCGCCGGCGGTGCCCACTGTCTTGCCCGCGAGGGTGGGCATCGCGAACGTCACGCTGTAGCGCGCCCACGCCGTGGATAGCGTGACAGAAGACCCCGTTGCGAACGCCCAGTCCCCGGTCGTGCCGCCCGTGCCGTAAATCCGCAAGATATTGATGCCCACCTTCACGACGGCTGCCGCACTTGCCCAGAAGCTGACCGTGATCGTCTTGCCCGCGAGCCGACGCACACCTTCAATGCGCTGCACAAGTTGAGCGAAACCGGCGGGATTTGCGCTGCCGGTGAATACGTTGCTCAGGATGTAAGCGACATCCTCGTCCCCGATTGCGGTCCGGGTGGCGTCCACCGCCGCGTTCCTCGTGATGGTGGAGGTGTCGTTACCGGCGCTGAAGTTGAGCAGCCAGCGATCTGCGGTGTAGGTGTTCCCTATTGACCATCCGCCCGCGCCGCGCTGCGATATCACGAACCCTGGGTTGTGGATCAGATTCCGGCCGACGTTGTTGATGGCCGAATAGAGATTGCCGGATGTGGCGCTGATCCACTTGGTGCCGTCCCATGACCAGACGGCGCCATTGGGGCCGGTGAATATCTGGCCGGCGGTGGGCGAGGATGGGAAGTCGAGCGCGGCCATTTGTTACCCCCATCTCACAACGCGGGCGCGGTAGGCTGCGGCGGCTGCGGTAACAGGTGTTATCCGACGCCCGAACAGGATCGAGCCGCTCGCCTTGATGTTCGTGCGCAGGGGGATTTTCCACTTCGCCGACAGGTAGCGGTTGAATGCGTGCATCTCGTCATCGGTGATGAAGCGTCCGATCAGGAAGCTCTCACACCAACTGCCAGACGATACGTTAGAACGCGGTAATTCGGCGCCACGCACCGCTGCACCAGCAAGCGAGAACGTATTCGTGTTGGTGGTGTATTGGTTCACACCGTCACACCAGAACTCCCATCGCCCATTGCGTGCGCGTGTGACGATGATGTGCTTGCCGGTGAAGTCAGCGGCGTGCGTGAATTGCTGTCGCACCGTTGATCCGAAGTCATCGTAGCAGTTGTTGTCGCCAGAATAGGCGTGATACGTATCGACTAGTGCGCCGCCCATCATGTTATAGAACGCGCCGTTGTCGTTATTGCCGGGCTTAGTGGCAACATGCACGAGCGTCGCTTGCGTCAAGTTCAGCCCCGGCAGCGAAAGCTCGTTCGACATGGTGGAATTGGTGGCGTTGTGCTGGTCCAGCGTCATCCGCCCCGCCACCGGGTCGAACTTCTGGACCATGCCAAAGTTGACACCCGGCCGCTCCACACCATCAACCACACCAGCACGTCGCAGGATACGCCGCGTGTGCAGCGGGCCGTCAGTGCCATTGGGCACAATCGACGGTCGATAGTCCGCATCCCACCACCAGATGATGTTGCGAACGTCGCGCTTCGGGTTGAAGCTGAAGTTGCGGTAGTGCATCACGCATACGCTATCGGCAGATATTTCGAGTAGAAGCTGGCGGCCGACGTATCGAGCGTGCTGCCGGCCTGGTTCTCGACCACCACCGCCCAGTAGAGCGGCTGAAAGCCGAGGACAGACATCACGCTGAACTCGGGGAAGTGGTAGGTGGTCGCGTTGGCGATTGTAGCCACAGCGCTCACCAGCGTGGACGTGGACAGCTTGGACGCTTGGTTGGTTGCGGTGTCCGGGTCGATGCCGTCCGAGTAGACGGTGCCGTCCTCCGATGTCACGAGCCACAGGCGGCAGTAGCCGCTGGCGCTGGTGCCCGAGGCGCCGGTCTTGATCCTGATGGGCGCGATGTTGTTGTCATATGCCATCGCGGCCGACTGATTGACAGCACCGAGGCCGAGCGCCGTGGCTGATGCCAACGACGTAAGCCTGTCTGTGCCTGCGGTAGCACCCTTCGGGAACACGGTCAGCGTGCCGACTGCGAGTGGTGATGCCATGGCTACGGGATTCTCACGGAGAAAAACACGGTTGCGCCGGGGGCTGCGGTGCCGCTGACGATGACCCAGAGGTGCTGCCCGGCCGTAAGCACGTTGTTGAGCGTGGCGGTGCCCACGGTGTCGCTGGTCGTGGTGGAGGCGGTCAGCGCCACCATGCCGGTGACGTTGGTGAGGCTGCCCGGCGCCCCGATTGCCGCCGTATAGGTGAGCGTGCCGCTGGCCACGTGGGCGTAGGAATTGACCACGGTGCCGCCCTGGATGACCGGCCCGAGATCGTATGTGCCCGTTGGCAGCGTGTCGGTCAGGCTGCCGGTGAGGCCGACCGTGGTGAGGACCGACGATCCTGCGAGATTGGTGGCGGAGACGAACTGGCTCGTGTTGCCATCGTTATATTTGATGTAAAGCTGGCCGCCTGTGGAATCGAACCACAGGGTGTTGTCAGGGACGGTGGGTGCGGTGGCGGCGACGACGGCGCCAGCCGAGAGCGTCTGGGAGGAGCGTGTCAATCCGGCGCCGATGAGCAGCGCGCCCGTCGCGCTATCGACCGATAGGACGCCGCTGTTGCTGAGCGTGCCGCTGGTGTTGGAGATGCCGGTGCTGACGTCCAAGCGGATAGTGCCGGTGCTGGTGATCACGCCGCCGGTCAGCACGCCTGCTGCGGTTATCGTCGTGACGGTGCCAACTGTCGGCGTAGTCCACGTCATTGCGGCGGCACCACCGGCTTGCGACGTGAGCACTTGGCCGGAGGAACCCACGGTCGTCGGCAGGTTGAAGTTGAACGTGCCGGCCGCCGCAGCGCCGGTCTTGATGGATATCGTGCCGCTGGTGCTGCCGATCAGGTTGAGCGTGCCGGCGGCGCTCGCCGTGCCGAGGCTGAGCACGCTGGTGCCGTCAGAGGCGATCCCGGCCGTGGTTTTCGGTGCGGCACCGGAGCCGCCGCCGAGCACCATGCCGTTGCTGGCAAGCAGGCCCGACGTGCCCCACGCGCTGGCGCTGCTGAAATACGGCACGCCGCCGCTGGTGCCGGCGACGGTGAGCGCCAGGACGCCCGAGCCAGTGACCGGCGAGCCGGCAACAGAGATCAGCCCGCCAGTGAAGGTCTGCCCCACCGACTGCACGGTGCCGGTGCCGGGGTTGGCGACCGAGATGGTGCCGCCAGCATTGACGGTGACGTTGCTGCCGGCGACCCCCGCGACCACCCCGCCGATGGTCGTGCTGGTAGCAGCCTGGAGGTTGATCGTCTGGGTATTGCGCACCAGCCCGGTGCCGAGCGTGAGCGTGCCGGTGCCGCCCGCGAGGGAGATCACGCCGGCGTTAGTGAGGGTGCCAGACGCCACCGTCAGCCCACCACTGGCCGGCACGATGACGCCGCCGAGCGCGATAGTGGTGGCTGCCGGCAGGGTGTAGCTGCCGCCCGCTGGCTGCCACGTTCCATCTGCCCGCAGGAAATTGGTGGCGCCACCACCGCTCGCCGGGGCGGCGCCCGACAGGGTCGAGGTGAATGCGTTGACCAACGAGGTGTGCTGCGCGGTGGTCAGAGCCACCGGCACTGCCGACCCGCCCGTGACGTTGCCGAAGCCGGTCATCGTCGCCTGCGCCGCCAGGGCGCTGCCGGTCGCGTTCAGCGTGGTGCCGGACATCAACAGGTTGGTGCCCAGCGTCACCGCCTGCGCGACATTGGCGACGCCCGTGCCGCCATAAAGCTGGGACGTGGTAGCGGACGGCAGCGTGGCGCCACCACCCGATGCATTGATCGTCAGCGTGTTAGCTGCATCGTTGTAGTTCAGCGTGACGTTGGTGCCCTGCACCAGCAGCGCCGCGACGCGGTCGTCCACCGCCTCGCTGAAGTCGGTGACGTTGGCGGCGGTGTGGGTGTGCGACGACGCCGCGCGCGACGTATCGGTGGGGTGGACGTGATCGCCGCGCGAGTAGAGCGCCACCGTGCCGGGGTTGGCCACGCCGTCCATTGCCGGAGGGTCGTTGCTGGGCGTGCCGCTGCCGCTGCCGTCCGCCCCCGGAGGGCCGGGTGGGCCGGCGGGGCCGTCCTCGCCGTCCTCGCCGGCCGGTCCAGTGGGGCCGGTTCCGCCGGGCGGCCCCGGCGGCCCTTGCTCGCCGGGCGGCCCGCGCCAGTTCTCGCCCGTGGGGTCAGGCGGCACCGTGGGCGGCTGCGGGTAGCCGGCGAAGTCCAGCCCGTCGTCCGGCGCGGCCGGGGCGGGCGTGCTGAAGCTCAGGCCATCCCCGTCCGCCATTTAAAAATACTCCACCCGCACGCGCTCGCCGGAGCTGTCCAGTTGCACGATCTGCGCCAGTTGGCGGGTTGCGAGCACTTCCGCGCCAGGATCGGCCGGCTGCTCGAACAGCCGCGCCAGGCGGTTGGCGGCGAGCAGCTCATAGGGCATTTCGGCAGCGGGGTGGATATCGAAAACGCTGAACCGCGCCAGCCCGCGGGCCACCATGCTGTCATGCACCGACATGACCGCCTCTTCGGCATCCTCCGGTGCGCGGGCAATCCGTGCCGCGCGCTTCACCCGCTCCTCGTAGAACATGACCAGCTTGGGATCGGCTTCCTTGCCGAACGACGACGACAGCATCAGGGCCGTCAGGCGCGTGTATGCCTCGGCCACGGCGGTCGGGATGCCGGTGTTGCCGTAGTTCACCAGCCCCTGGCTAATCAGCCCGGCCTGGACCTCGGAGACCTTGGCCAGCGCCAGGTTCTGCGCCCGATGGATGCGCGCCACGGTGGCAACGCGGGCCTCATAGATGGCCGCCGATTGCAGATCGCCCGCTTTGCCGAAGGACGGGGCCAGGTGGATCGCCACCAGTGACGCGTATTCCTCAGAGACGGCGGTGGTGATGGCGGTGGCGGCCCAGTCGGCGTGGCCCTGCGCGACCTGGTTGGCATGCACCGCCGCCACCGCATTGCGGGCCAGGGTCATGTCCGAGGCCAATGGCGTTTCGTCCGAGGCGATCACGCCGAGCTTGACCAGGGCGAGCGTGGCGATGGCGTCCTGCGTCACCACCACGGCTTGCGATGGCGGCACGACGTCGGTGGCGATCACGCCGAGCAGCACCAGCGCGTTGGTGGCGATGGTGGAGGGCGACGCGCTGGTGTTGAGCGCCGGGCGGTCGCCGGCCGCCACCACCTCGACGCCCAGGCGCCGAAGCACACGCTCGGCGATCTGGGCGACGGTGGCCACTACGGGCTGACGATCTGCGCCAGGGCCTCCGCGCGGACCTGTGCCGGCGTCTGGCCGGTCGCGGGCGGCTCATACCACGGCACCGGGCGGTGGAGCTTGGGCGCGGTGCGCGGGCCGGTGACGGTGCCGCCGACCGTGTCGTGTGACAGGCCGATGATGCGCGGCAGGGCGCCGTTGCGGATGGCGGTGTTCTCCTCGATCGAGCCGGCGGCGCCGCCGCGGGCGGCCAGGGCGGCGTCGGAGGCGGGATCGAGGATGACCTGAGCGCCGACGCTCTCATTGGCGCGGGCCTTGTCCAGATCGGTGGCGGCGGCGGTGGGTGCGGGGGCGACCGCCTCGGCCTTGGCCGCCTTGTAGTCGTCGTCCTTGGTGGTGGATGCCATTGTCATGTCCTCCTTGAGCGGGCCGCGCCGCCCGGATCGGCGACGATCACCGGGGTCGAGGGCGGGGCGGCCGTAGATCCAACGGCGTTATGGGCCGTCACGATGCACACGGCCGACTTGCCGACATCGCCGGCCTGCACCGCGTAGTCGGCGGCGTTGGTGCCGGCTGCCGCCCCGTCAATCGTCCATGCATAGGCGTAGCCGGTCGGCTCGCCCTGCCAGTTGCCCATCGTGCAGTTGAGCGTGCCGCCGCTCTGCATCACGAGGGGGATGTCCACGTTGACCGGTGCGGCTGGGGCGCCACCGCCGCCCCCCGGTAGATCGCTGAGATCGGTGATGATCCCGGCGGCCAGGCTGGACATGCGGGTGGCCTTGCCCTTGATCGGCCCGTCGGCCGCTCTCACCGCCCCCGCCGGATCGGGCGCCGTGGGCGGGCCGGTGGGGGCATTGGGGTCGTAGCCGAGGGCGACGAGGTGGGCATCGCGGGCCAGCGTGTTCTCCTCGATGCTGGTGCCCGCGCCGCCCCGTGCCCCGATGCTGCCCGCGCCGTTGAAGTCCAGGATTACCTGGGCGCCAACGG